TATTGACAATACTTACTGCTTTACCTGGCTTAAGCAGTTTTTGGCTGAGTATATAGCTTAACGTAATCATCAGACTCATCGCAATACTATAGCTGAACAAATAAGAGAGATTGAAGATACGCCATGATGAATGATAGCAGGATAAAAATAAATTTAATGGTAATGCAATATAAAAAACATAATCAATTAACGTTTTATCTTGATGTATAGGAATTTCAAAACATCCTTATCGCCCTTGACCATTTTTAAATAGTCCCATCCTGCCGCAGGCGAACCCCAGAAAAATAGTAATAAAAAGAAGCGCAGTTGTGTTTATTATCTCGAACATTGAAATATCCTCGCTAAATCAAATGTAATTGTTAATTTAGTTTACTATATGAAAGATCAGTTTTCACTATTACTTATTTTTACGCATCTGATTATGCGGTATAGAGTCGGCCAGTGCACAAAATATAAGCTAGAGGTCTACTTTCCTATACTAGAACAACAACCGATTTTGTGTCATCATCCTATTAATTCGTTGTGTGGCTTGTTTGATAGATTATAGTGTTCTTTTTAAGAACAGAATCACCATGGCATAGAGCAAAATGGCATGTACTTTCCCACAATCCGTAGCACCCGCGTAGCACCGTGAAATTTTGGCTTCTAGGAGTGTGTTGTAAGTCATTGATTTCCCTACTGCCGGAGATGTGAATCGAACACACGACCTACTGATTACGAATCGGTCTCAATCCACAAAAGGCAACTCGCTAAAACAAATAACAACAATTAAATCAAGGTGTTATAATTTTAGCCTTGTTCTCATTTTATGCTATTTGTTGTCATGATTTTTGGCTGAGTGTCCCAGAAATGTCCCATGGGACAACAACTGACTCTTTAATTTTGTTCATTTTATACTTGCACGAAACGGGGATGTATGAACCACAGCAAACGCGGTTCAATTACTACAAAAACACCAGTACACCCATGATAGGGTGAACGATTTGGGCCAAGAAGCTTAAAACCACTCTTGGCTTAAGATGGCTTGAAGCTGGCATTTATACTCAGTGATTGTTTTAAATTGCGCTCTCACCCAGGGCCGCCTCTGCTTAAGGCATTCATCTTGCTAATGGCTTTGCCTGCGCCTGGTCTTTGTCCCGGTGGATTTTTCCCACGGCTGCCAGCGCTTTATTGTCTCGGCTTGCCGTTAAACATTCCTCTGGTGTCTATCGTCTCATGCTGAACCTCGGCTAAGTCTACATTCCGAGAGCATAAATTGCACATCTATAATCAAAATGTTTAGTTAAACTCATTTAAAAATCTAAGTAGAATTTATTTTTACCATAAGTTAATTTTTATGGGGCGTTTAATTCTTTTGCGGGCTAAAACCGCACCCCCGTTGTTCTTTGTGCACAGTAGGGCTTTGTTACTCCCATGTTGTGGCGTTGGCTTTATTTTTAATCTGTTCTAACTTGATATTTAGCCCATCTATCTCGTCTTGATCAGACTTTATCTTTGCTAACGCCGCTTTTAACAAAATTACATTCTCTTGCATAGAGCTTTGAGCGTCTGAATAAGCCTTCCTGTCTGCATCTGATGCTCCCATTGGGTTAGACATTCCTCTACTCATTGCCTCCTCTGCCTCCAATTCTCTTCTTGCTTCTGATGATGAAAGAATATTAATAAAGTCTTTTTCAGATTTAATATCGTTTTGTAATTCAATGATTCGCTGTTGCGGGGTTTTATGAGCCCCAGTCTTTTCCCCAGTGTCACTAGAATCGTCAGTTGAAAGAACAACCGCTAACCACGTCATAATGCAAAGTACAATTATTATACTAAAAATTCTCACAGAAACAGAGTAGCCCTTAAACTTAACTTCTGGCAAAGTTTCTTTCTTCTTAAATATACCTTCTGTCATTTCTATATCTCCTTAATCAATTATTTTCCACACATACTTAACTCAAAACTATCTTTAATCTTGCCATCTCGCACCGTCTGTCATTGCATATCACTAAGGGTAAAGATGCCGATGGCATGCCTGGCTGCATCAAAGCAACCAAGAGCATACCACTTGCTTCCATTAATCCACTATTTCCCCCTGGCATCTAAAAGTTCCTTCATTGTGGCCTCACTCAATTTGCTCACGTCCAATCGCTTTGGGCTCATCGACCCATCGCTGCTTGTATGATCAATTTTCACCGGTTCATTATAACCATGCATCAGATTGAGTTCTCTTATCGCCTTAATCTTGTCGCTGTCTTTAGTGGCGGTATGCACAATCTCAATTAACATCATAATAGCCAGCTCACGATTCCATTTAATCTGTTGGATTATTTCTGTCTTCATTTCTTCAATCCTCACTAAAACATCACTATTTTTGGCCAATTCATGGGCCCTATTATGCAGCGCATTAGGTTCCCATAAACATGACTTAGGGTACGCTTCACGGTAAGCCTCAGACTGACTCTTGCCTTCAGCAATTGCTCGCACAAATTTCTCTTGTCTGGCGGTTAACTTTTTCACCCCCTTACTTATATCATTCTGGCTTGTTTTTGTCCAGCTATTAAGCTGCACAACCTTTGCATTACCCTCACTATTATCAAGATTTGTTTTATGATTTATCATTGTGATTCTCCAAAAAATAATTATTACAAAACCAAGCATTCAAATATCATGAAGACTTGGCGACAAAAAATGAAAATTTTTTATTGTTGCACCCCCTCAATTCTCCAATCAACAAACCTGTCATTTTTCCCTTGAGAAGTGTGCTTATCTCCCAAGAACTAATCACTTGCTGCGATATTTTTCTCGCACAGTTTAATATTTTTGTCATTTTACATTCCCCATGTCTGTTATAGTGGTGGCAATGTTGCCGCTATTATTTTGTGCTAAAAAATCCACAAAAGCCTTAGGCCTCTCCTGTGCGAAGTCTAGATACTGAAAACTTGCCCGATCAAACCACAAACCACACTTTCCTTCCCAATCACCGTTGCGGTTTTTATCACATATCCAAATACAGTCATGTTGTTCAATGGCCGCCTTCTTAATCGCTGCATCGTTATTGGCTTTCTGTAAAGCTTCTTCTTTTGGCTTATTCCGCCATATGGTAAAACAATAATCGGCTAAATCGCTCACAGAGCCAGTACCCTTAATATCCATCTTTCCCGGTGCCTTAGATTCATCAGCAGGTTTTCGGGGATGGACTATCAAATGAATTTGGCATTGATGCTGATTTTTAAAATCGCATAGCTCGTCCACAAATTGTTTTTGAGCCGAATAATCTTCTTCCCCTAAGCCACATTTCATCAATGAGTCAATGACAAACACATCAATACCATAACGTTGCCTGGCGTATAGGAACACTTCTAAAAGGCGTTTAGTCTTGGTATTGCCCACCACATTAAAAATCCACAACTTATCGCTATACCACTCATGAATTGCCTGAATGTAAGCTCGTGACGGCTGAGACACGGCACCAGCTTGTCGGGCTAAGCGCATCAACAATCGTTCTGGCTTTAATTCTAAGCTAGCCACACAAACCCGCGCGCCTTGCTGCATCATGGACAAAATGACATGGCCCAAAAATTGTGATTTTCCGTGACCATTGATGCCCGTCCACACAGACAATTCATTTGCACGAAATAGAATCTTGCCCTGACTCTTTTGCCAAGGGGGTGAATATCCTCGTTGACTTTCTTCAGAGTAAAAACCATCAATGACGGCTTTGGCAAATCGCTCCGCACCTTGCAATTCGGCTGGATCGCAGCTTTTTGCCGATGCAAAGCACTGTTGTATTGCTTCTTTTGTCATACCCTGTTGCAGGCATTCATTGGCGTCCTTATAGGGTAAACTGACCACATGACAACGGTGGCGACCCAGACGCTCGATCAAGTCAAGGACAGTAGCTTGTCCCGTTTCGTCCTGGTCAAAGCACAAATAAATGTCATCAAACAGGCTCAGGCGATCAAACTCTGTTTCCAGCCATCTGTGCTTATTGCCAGTACCACCCCCAAAAGGAAGAGACAAGGCATTAATGCCGTATTGGTACAAAGTCATCGCATCAAGCTCGCCCTCTGTTAGGGTTATTTCTCGGGTGTTGCTGTCTATTGCCTGCCAACCAAATAGGCAAGGCTCACAATTTTTCTCAACGCTG